GTGAGTCTGGTATGGCTAACTGGGGCGGACTGAAGTTGAGGCTTGACGGACTATCGTTTATATTAGACAGCTCCGTAGGTCTCCAAACCATATATAATTCAACAGTTTAATTTAAATATAAGTATATGAACGAGGAAGTGGTGGAATCCATCCGCCAACACATGAAGGACATCGAGTCTATTCTTGAGGAGCATTGTCCAGAGGCTCAGTATATGATGACTGTGCAAATGGATAGCGAAAAGGAAGATGATTCAATGGATGTTTTCTACGGAGTGAGATCAGACTCTGCAATGAAGCTCATCGATATGTTTTCGAATATGTTCGAGCTTGTAGCAGCCGAGAATCCGAATGAAGAGGAGTTTAGTGACTTCCTGAAAAACTTCGGTATAATGGGGGCATCAGGTGAGGCGTGATGGAAGCAGTAATACGGAAAGTAATTGTTGGCTCAGACCCGAAGCGGGGTCTTGCGTGGGTTGTTGGGCAGTCTGTTGGAGACGGCAAGATTAGCCACATACACCAAGACGACACAGGAGATATTTTAATTTTCGTTGAACAGAACGAAGAGGAGTTTTTGTGGAAGCATATTTCCAAGAACACCTCCTTCATCTGCGAGAACGATCTTAAATTTTAGTTTATGAAACCAGTGAGGGATTTCCTTGTCTCTATTCCAAAGAGATTTAAGGACGAAATCGAGCTGTCTGATGGCAGCAAACTCTGGCTTGCTTCCAAGTATCAGGAGTTTAATAACAGAGTGACATCTGGAAAGGTGATTGCCACCCCAGCAAAAGACGACATGGGTGTTGAAGTGGGAGATGATTTGTATTTCCATCACCACGTTGTCACGACAGTGGACAAGTATTCACAGGAGGTGGAGGACAAGAAGTTTGTTGTGCGTCCAGATCAGGCTATTGCACACAAGAACAAGGACGGGGTGATAAAGAGCTTGGGTGAGTGGATTCTTGTTGAGCCTGTAGAGCAAAAAGACAAGCTACAGTCTGATTTTATCGAAATCATCCAAACCACGGAAAACTCCATGGGTAGGGTGAAGTACATGAGCAAGGACTACCACGACCTGAAGGAAGGGGACCTTGTTGAGTTCTCACGTCATTCCGACTACGAGATTGAGATTGAGGGTGAGCCTATGTGGAGGATGCTCTACAGAGATATTATGTTCGTATGGCTGGAAGAGGACGACCAATAAAGTTCAAGGAGGTAGATGCGATAAAGAAGCTTCAGAAGGCTATTGAGTCCGCCATCGAGAACACCACCAGCGAGGTGGCAAGGGGCGTAGATCCCGAAACTACGGGTAGCGCACGGAAGGCAGAACTACAGTCCATCAAGCAGGCGGCACTCGATGCCAGAGAGCTGATTGTGGAACACCAGAAGCTCACAACGATGCTTGAGGAACTCAAGGAGACAAGCAGGAGTGGGAGTGAAATCGATTGGAGTGGTGGCTTCGCAGAGGAATTCAGTGATGGCTAATTCCACCATTACCCCCATAAACAGCCTCTAATGATGGATACGCCCATCAAAATATGCCCGAACGACACCGAGGGCGAGGTGGTGGAGATAGAGGGACTGAAGATACAGCTTCCCAAAAAGCCCCTCAAGAAAGACATCTGGTTCTCGGATAAGCCCGTGGCGCAGCAGCACTGGCGCACTCCTATATTCCCAAAGGAGCTTACACAGATAAGTGGGCAAGATGAGTTTAATGAGCTGCCAGCAAAGCTCAGGGAAACCTATTCAAAGGTGATACGGGAAGACTTCCGTAGGCGTAGGGACGGGGTGTGGTTCATGAATAACGGACACCCCACATATATCACTGGAAATCATTATTTTATGCTCACCCACTACAAGCTGGATGTAGGGCATGGAAATTTCTTGCAGTTCCAGAGGAAGCTGTTCTTGCATTGGGAGGCTTGCAACAGGGATGGGAGAAGTATAGGGCAGGTGTTTACTAAATGTAGACGTTCGGGATACTCGAATATGTCTGCCTCTATTCTGCTCAATGACGGCTCTCAGGTGAAGGACAAGCATCTGGGGATTGTGAGTAAGACGGGTGAGGATGCGAAGAACGTAGTGTTTATTTCCAAGGTGGTGAATGGCTTTAGAAATATGCCTTGGTGGGCAAGACCCATATTCGATGGCACTACCAATCCGAGGGCAGAACTGGCGTTCCGAACACCTTCCAAGCGTGTGACGAAGAAGTCGAAGACGATACAGCGAGATGAGGCTCTCAACACCATCATCGACCACAAGAACACCACTACAAACGCCTATGACGGAAGCAAGCTGTACAGGCTGCTGATGGATGAGGCAGGTAAGTGGGAAACCTGCGACCTGCAAGACTTCTGGCGCATCAACCGCACTTGCCTTATTGTGGGGCGTAGGATAGTGGGGAAGGCATTGGTGGGAAGCACTGTCAACCCCATGAGCATGGGCGGCAGTGAGTTCAAGAAACTGGTGGAGTACTCCAACCCAAACGAGCGCAACGAGAACGGCAGGACTAAGAGTGGACTGTACAGCATATTCATTCCAGCATACGAGGCGTTGGAGGGATTTTTTGATAAACACGGCAACCCAATTATAGATGACCCGAAAGAACCCGTACAAACTATTGATGGAGACTATGTAAGCATTGGAGCAAAGACGTTCCTAAAGAATGAGAGGGAAGCGTTGAAGGGAGATGCGAAGGAGCTGAATGAATTCATTAGGCAGTTTCCATTTACAATGGATGAGGCGTTCAGAGACTCACTTGAAACATCAACATTTAACGTAGCCAAGATATATGACCAACTTGATTATAATAGTACTCTCTATCCATTTCCTACCCGTACTGGTAATTTTGTTTGGAAAAATGGGGAGAAAGACACGGAAGTAATATTCATGGACGATCCGAATGGAAAGTTCAATGTAAGCTGGATGCCCAACGCTGAGATGAGGAACAAGAAGAAGCTTGAGAGAAACCAACTGGTAAGCCCAAATGACTTTGTGTTCGGTGGCGTGGACTCCTACGACATCGATGAGACCACAGACAGCAGGGGATCCAATGGAGCTTTCCATCTGTACACAGGGTTCAATATGAGTGGGAATATTCCCTCAAACCAGTTTGTATTGGAGTATGCCACACGCCCACCGCTGGCGAGGATTTTCTACGAGGATGTTCTGATGGCTACATTTTTCTACGGGGCGAAGGTGTTGATAGAGAACAACAAGTATGGTATAGCGAGATACTTTGAAAGCAGGGGGTATATGGGCTATCTGATGGACCGACCCAAGAGTTTGTCTACAGGAAACAGTAACATCAAGGTGAAAACGAAAGGCATCCCATCCAACTCAGCGGAGATAATACAGAGCCACGCACAGGCTATTGAGAGCTACATACACAATCATGTTGGATATGATGAGGAGGGCAATGCGGGGAAGATGTTTTTCGATAGGACACTCAACGACTGGATAAACTACCGCATAACAAAAAGGACAAAGTATGACCTCACGATCAGCTCAGGATTGGCTCTACTTGCGAGTCAGAATTATGTGAAGCCCAAGCCACCATCGGATACTTCTGATAAGCAGTTCTTTAGGCGATTCAAATTCAACTCGTAAAGCACTATCTTTGTGCAATATTATTTTTCCGTAAATGTACAGTAATCAGGAGGGAGATAAATTTGGCTTGAAGTCATTTCCAGACCCGTTAGCGGACCACGCTACGAAGTGTAGTAAGTCTTACGGAATGACGTATGCTAAAGCCATTGAAAGCCAGTGGGGCAGCATCGATGATGAGGCTTCCCTGTACAGGCGGAGGCTCAAGGAATTCGAAAGGAACAGAGACTATGCAAACGGTACACAGGACACCTCAGTATACAAGCAGATACTTACGAGTCTTGACCCTAACGCTGGCGATGGCAGCCTGCTTAACATTGATTGGCGACCTGTACCTATTGTTCCTAAATTCGTAAACATTGTAGTTAACAAGATACTGTCAAGAAAACCCTACCCAAACCTTGAGGCAGTAGATCCCATTTCACAGACAGAAAAAGATGGTAAGAAGAATTATATCAAAGCTGCTATCAAGCAAAAGCCTCTTCTTGAACAAGCTAAGAAGCTTGGACTCGATGTTGACATGGATCCAGAACAGCTTCCAGACACTCCTGAGGAGGTTGAAATCTTCATGGACAGCTTTATTAAAACTGATGCAGAAGTTGCTGCTCAGTTAGCAACA